GTGTAACTTGTAATTGTTTGTTTTGGTGAACCGTCACCCCAATCTACTTTATATGAAGATAAATCTAAAAACTTTTGAAATTCGCTTGATGTATTATAAATGTTATAAACATAAGGACTGGTGGTTGTTGATGAAAATATGAAGTTTGCGACAACATCTTTTTGTAATACCGCACCATCAAATGGGCTATAATATCCCACATCTACCGCAGTTTGTCTAATTAAAATTGGAATTGTTAATCCTGTTAACAATGAAGTACCATTTGGTCCCGCAGTCAATACTTGAGTCATTGCAGAATAAACCCCAACAGTTTGACCTGTATAGGTATTATTCACATTCTGACCTTCAAGATTTACAAGAAATAAATCTCCAAGTATTGTTTCGGGTGATACTATTACTTTATAAAAATCTTCCATTATTTTGGATTAACATATTCATACCATTTTATGGGTACTGAAGCCCCCGCTCTTTGCCCTAAATTACTATAATCCGTTTGGTAAGGATTCATATTAAAAACTTGATAGTTTCTTTTTTCATAATCTAACTCAACTCTATAATAGAAATATTTCGTACTATCAAAAGTGAATTTATCACCGACAATTGATGATTGTGACATATTCATCATCTTTGTGAAATATCCATTTTTAGCATCATAAAATTTAGCCGTCATGTAGAACGTGTTTATGTTCAAAAAATTTCTCTTCTTCAACCAATAAATGAAAAACCCTTCTTTATCCCCAACATAATCCAAAACGAAATAAGGTTTTTTTATTTTAACAGGAGTTCTTTGCATAATTGCATCCATTGTTAAACCTTGTTGTGTTGGTATAATAATCGTTATATAATTTGTTTGACGTTTTTCATCCACATTGTCATACAAATCCAACTTAAAAAATGAATTAGAAAAATTGTTTGTATAGTAATAAATTTCTTGAGTTGTAAAACCCTCCATTAGGTAATTACATCTCCAATTGGTTGAATCACTTAATGAACCACCAGAATAAAAATTAAACTCATATTGAATATCCGTAATTTCATTCAAATTATTTGTTAAAGGGTCTTGAACTATAAGAGGTGCATGTGCAAACCTATCAACCTCAAAGTCACCATAAGTACCCGTAACTTTCTTAATGACCTCAGTTTCATATTCATCAATACTTTGGTCTAGTCCTAAGTAATCCCACGTCAATTCAATTGGTATGACCAACTCTTTATTGGTAAATCCGTCTTTTCTTATTTCTATTTTATTCACATCCATCTATCAAAGGTTTAACAGGGTATGGTACTCCAAGTAAGTCGGAGTTGTAGTTTATTCCTTCAGGAATCAATCTGAATTGAGCATCCTTGAATGGATAATGAGCGAAGTTTAAAAACGGATAATTAACACCCCTATCTAAATTATCTCTGAATCCATAAGTATATAAATCCCTCCATCTGAATTGTTGGTCAGAATTTGAGAAATAGGCATACGTTGGAACACCTTCAACAAACTGAATGTCTCCCGTTTCAATGTAATCAGAAAAAACTCTAATCGTCATTGGAATATGTGGTTCATAATAAAATCCTGGAGCATTTGTTGTTGTAGTTTGTGTTGTTTGAAAAACATTCTCATTATATTTCAATTTGTGATAATATGGTGAAACAACTCGTTCCAATTGTTCATAGTCATTCCACTCACAAAAATCACCATCGATTGTGTCACCTAACATTAAATCTTGGTTATAATAAAAAGTTTTTGTAACTCCGCTTGATAAAGTATAATTTGAAGTTTGAATATTTGTATTTGAATTTAAGTTTGTTAAGTCCCACCAAGTGTTTGATGTTTTTGTCAGATTAAATTCCCAACCTTGCTTCAAACCAATACCGTTGTTAGGATAATTGAAATATCCCGTATATCCTTTATTGATTATTGTTAAGTATAACTCACTTATTGGTCGTTTTTGATTATCAACCAATCCCTCAAGATTTATATCATAGTTTACGGTTACGTTATAAGAATTACTACTTGTTTTTTGAGAAACTCTTGAAACATTATTAGGAGTTATGGAGCTAAACTCATATTTTTTTTCTTCAATAAACACATTTTTTTCAAAACCATTTTTGGTCATGATACAATCATTCACATTTGTTAAAATTTTATGTTCTCTGACATAGTATTTTGACCTTGTTTCTAAAATAGTATCAGGATTGATTACCCTTTTAAATGTTCCTGTTGTTTTGTTTGCAAATGTTGTACCAGTATATCCAACATTATAAATGTTAAACACGTAAACATCACTTCCAAATTGTCCATTACCTAATGAATATACTTGAAACAAATTTGTGTTGTTATATGTTAATGATAATTCAACATACTCACCAATAGATAATCCATGTGGGCAAACGCATTGGAACGCAATAACATTACTTCCGTTTTGTAATGCATTGTTTACATAAAAAGGAATTCCATTAGATGCTTTCCAATTTAAACTTGTACCATCCAAATCATAAAACAATTGTTTATCATAATTGTTCTGATGAGCATAACTTACATAGTAAGTCCAATTGTATGTATACGCACTTTTAGCTTGATAAACAATATGTTGGTCAACAATATTAGGTCTATAAAAATCAAATTCATAATACTGCGGAAATCCTTTCCAAATTCCACTTTGTTTTGAAGATACTGGGTCAACATAATAAAGTGAATTTCTAAACGGAACGTATTCTGTTGTTCCTGTATAAGTGTTTGAATATAAATAATTTACCTTAAATGTTGGTCGGAAAATTGTACATTTCTGTCTTTCGTCATCATATAATTGAGCTAAACTAATACTTTGACTTCTACTATATTCAGTAATCTGTTGACTTTGTTCTTCTAAAGACAAAGAAATCTCTTGGTCAACAAAAGGTGCTGACTTGTATTTTTGACTGCTAGGTATGATTGTGTACTTATTCACTTACCGAGTATTTTGTTTTGAATTTATCTAAAGCAGTTTCACCCTTAACAGTTCCAAAATAGAAATGGAATGGTGCTCCAACTATAAATTTATTGCCCGTTGCATTAAAAGCATTACTTCCAGTATATTGACCACTCGCATCAACACTGAAAATATATCCTCTCGCATACAAATCATTAATACTTGATGTTGTAGGTCTGAAATAATTTGGATTACCCAAAAATGTTCTATCTAAAGATTGATACCTAACATTTTGAACAATATCAGAACTATTTGTCGCCCAGTTATTCAACTGACTACCAAAAATTAAATTATTAGTATTATTTCTTAACTCCCATTGATAATGTGGTACCACTTGTGACTTAATACCGTATGGATATGGATAATTTGCACTATTATCTGGTGTTCTAAAATTTATTCTACCTGGAGTTAGATAATCTTTCATTTGAATATCTTGAGTAGTTGAAGAAAACCAAACCGCCATTACAGGATTACCCGCACTTCCAAGAACATTAGTAGGAGAATTTGTCGGTGTTGTTGCATAAAATTCGGGAGAAAAGTTAATATTACCAACTTCACTATTTATTGAACACAATTGAACAAAATCACCGTCAACTCTAGCTTTAGGTGCGAAAAACCCTAAAACACCTGAACTACCATTAGGTCTTGAAAATAGAGCCCCAATCGAATCATTTGCAAAACTTATTATTTGTGTTATAAAACCAGCGTCTACCATTCTTGAAATAACAAAAAGATTTACTAAATCAGAAGTGTCTCCATAACTTGTCGGGTTTAATTCAGGAAGAATATATGCTTTAGTAGAAGGGTCAAAAACTATTTCAGAATATACAATGTCTTTAAAACCTAAATTTATTAGTGTCGTTGGGAACATAAGATTAATCACATTAACTGCACCACTATCAGTTGCCAATCTTCCAACAAATTGTTTTGTATTGATATTATAAGGACTACTTCTGAAATAAAAATTTGTCGTATTCTTATCAAAATAAACAAGGTTTTTAGGAATTACAGGGTCTTTAGGTTTGTTTTGTGTATTATAAAAAGTATCCACTTGAATTGGAAACATATATAATGAACCGTTAACCCAATTGTTTGTAAATGTTTGTGAAAGAACACCTCTACAAAGTCCGTACATAAATCTAAATCTATATCCCCATTCTCCCCAAATTTTCCAATCATCTATGAATCCCAATAAATTCAATGGGTTGTGAAATAAAATATAACAACCATTCTTAACAAAGTTATATCCCGTACCTAAAGGGTCATCACATGGTGTTTTAACTTGGAAAGTACTTCCAAAACCTTCATAACAATCTAATGGTGTCATACCTGGACAGCTGAAACTAGCTAATACTTCTCCTTCATAAGGTTGTCCCTCTAAATCAGGTCCTACTTGAGACGCACCCGCACCGTAACCTGCATTTTGTTCACCATTCGCACGTGCAATAAAATACATCGCAAAATTCAAATTTTGTTGTAAAATACTTGGATTTATATTCCAATCAATACCATCTAAATTGTCTGAAGTTGGTAACCTATCAGTCCTCATAACATTTTTAATGGAGTTACTTATACTCATCGTAAATGATGGGGTAAAAGCCTTTGTATAATAATACCTCAGATTGATTGGGTTAGTTGGCCATAATCCCGATATTGGAGTCGCAGTATATGGTTGTATGGACATGAAACTTATACCGGACACGTCTTCAGCGTTGTCGTATTTTGAACTATTTGTTGTTATACTATAAAACCCGTTGAAAGTATTTGATATTAGTTTATTACCATTAGTCATCAACGATGATGAAGGAACAATTACAGGTAAATTATTAACGTCTATTGAACCATAATATCCAATATTATTTGTAGTGTATGATGAAAATTGTAATCCAATTGTACTACTACCAACAATACCAGGTCTGAAAAAATATGATGAATAAAAAATGTCATTTTGATTAGAGAACGGTTGAACACTAATGCTCGTTGTGTTAAGTGCCTGTATTGGAACATTCAATCTAGTGTTGGCACGTACTATGATATCATCCTCATTTGGATATCCCAATAATTTACCTATCCCATATTTGTTCTCAAACGTTGGTGAATATGGGTCAACACCTCTTTGTAATATTAAAATAACTTGATTAGAATAATTTTGTAATTTTTCTAAAGCATTAAATGAATATAACGAAAGTGAACTAGTCCATTGAATTCCTCCAGATGGGATTTGTGTTTCCATCCAATAATCAATATTACTTGGCTCGTTTAATATGTTTGGAAAACTTTGGGTTGAGCCTGTGTTCCAAATCAATGCCGCCTCAGAAACAGTTATAGCTGTTACAACTTGGTAATATTCAAGGTCTGCAGCATATATATTTTGAGTGATTGTTGACCCTGAAGGTAGATTGTAACTTATTGGTGTGGAATTAGTTGTTTGAGTTGACGCGTATGTCACATTAACTATTGAAGGACCAGTATTATATGAAGTACCGCTGATACCATACGTAATACCTGTACTTGTTGAGCCAGTGTATAAATAGTTTTTATCTTTACTGTTTATAGGTGAAACAAAAGTTATTAAATCACCTGCATTATAACTTGTAATTCCAGTATTAGCTAATACGGTTATTGTATTATCAAAGTGAGATTTACCAATATTTGAATTTTCAGCAAAAGTAACTTTAATTTTATTTACACCTGAAAAGAAACTATTTCTTTGATTGAAAATGTTTATACGCTCACCTAACGGTAAATTTTTTGAGGACATTGCAACATTTCTTGCATTAGTAAAACTATAAGATGATACATCAGTTACAGGTACTTTATAATAACTTTGCGATTTATCTCCAGCAAATCCAGCAGTTGCAATGGATGTCATAGTTGAAAACGTATCAATATCTTGACTATTCAAAGTACCGAGGTTTTTATAAAAATTTTGATAACTATTAAAAAAATATGGTGGATATGAAACATAACTCAAAAATCCAGTGGCTGTTGGCTCATTTGGATTTTTTGGTAAATCTAGTGTTTGGTTATTAACATCAACAGTACATTCACAAGTGTCACAATCAGGATAAGTTAACATCGTTAACGCCATTGTAGTGTCCAACGTATCACAATTGATATTTAAACCACTACAAATCCAACCAAAAGGATACAATGTTGTAAACCCCAATGGTATTCCTATTCCACATAATAGACAGAAAAATTTTATCACTAAACTATATAGGAATAAAACAACACGTGCAATAAAAATTAGAGGTAATCCATTCAATTGAATTATTTGAAATATGAATGAAAATAAAAAATACAACAAGTCAAAATTTCTAAATCCTTCGTTCACGGGAAATTTATTTACTGTTGATTCACAAGAATTATCATTAATTTCTTTGATACCGATAAACCTACCTCTACCACCTCTTTTATATTCATCTACTAATTGAGATACTGTATATACTTTATTAAAGTTAAATTCATAAAAAGTGTCATCACAATCAATAACTTCGTTTAATCTATCATAATAGTCAGTACCTGTAAATCCATCTGTATACCCACTCCACGATAATCCAAAATAATATGAACTAGCTAATTTTTGTTTATTACTTGTACTTAAACCATTCAAAGGGTCCGATGAAGAGTTTACCCATCCATACTCTTTAACATTTGGGACTAAAAAATAAGGTCTTCTGGTTTGTTCAGTTAACGTTGGTGATTGTTGCCATTTTATTTTAAATCTATATTTGGCTTTAGTTGGAATACCAACTGTAGGGTCGTTTGATAAAACTTTTTCCCCAAACTCATTTGTGATAAAGTAATCCAAATTCATTGGTAATTCGGTTAACCAAACTCCGCTCCCATCAATAATATTCCCTGATTGTTCTAATTGATATTGTTCAAGAACAGGATTACCATCGCTGTCTTGGTCAATTGTTTGTCTGATTGCCAATATTTGACCAGGTCCCGCAACCAACCCACACAAGTTACCCATATTGTCTTTGGGTTTGTTATTACCCCTAACCCTCAAGTTGTCAGGACTACTAAATATGGAACCCATGAATACTGCTGTAGGTTGAATATCAATATTCACATCGTCTCTTAAATCAAAGTCAACTCGATTGATGGCTATATCACACAATTCGGGGTCACCCCACAAAGGTGAAACCTCAACTGATTTAACAATATTAATAATTTGCGGTAACGAATTTAAATCGGTTGATGTTCTAAATCTATTACCAGCAACCTGAGATTCGGTTGCACGGCCCATTCTGATTAAATCTTGAGGTGTTAAAGAAATCTCACCTATGTCGGAAAGGTCAACATCCATAACCAAAGAATGATTACCCTGAGGTACACCCATAATCATGTAATCACCACTTTCATTTGTTTTTGAAGAGAACTTGTAGTACTTGTCGTATATTTCAACCGCAGTATTACCCGTTAAAGCATCTAATCTTGTGGGTAATGTACCTGTTGCAGCATGTGTTGAATATGATTTTTCGTACGGTAAAAGATTGTATCTATATCCATCTTCATTTCTATCATTAGGAGATTTGTATGGATAGATACTTGAAATTAAAGGGTTTGATTGGTCAACCGATTCAATGGGAATAAAGATTGAAACTCTCGCATTTGGAAGTCCAAATCCATTATTTGCTGTAACTCTACCTACAACAACTCCATATTCCGCACAACTTTTTACGTATACATCTTCCTGTTGTAGTGTTAATGATAATACTTCTAAAAACTCAAACTGTTGGTCCAGTTGAACATTTATTGTTTTATTAACCCCTAACTCAGTCCTTATTCTATATGATTGACCCATCAAGTTACTTTAATTTATAAATAGTTTATGTGGAATTTTTAAAATAGACCGCGTGATTAAATTATAAATTAAAATAAAAGAAAATAAACTTGTTATGAAAAAGTAACTGATTGGAAGTTCTTAACAGAGATTCTAATGTCTTTGTTGGGGTATCTGACTTGGTACACTTGAGATGGTTGTGCAAATATCGTATCATCAACAGGACCAATCAATTTTGTCTCAGGGTTTGAGTATTCCATTGATGTTTCAGCCGATGAGTATTGTCCGCCAACCTCGTTAAATACATCTATATTCGTAACCGTCAAAACACCATTTGTATTTTGAATTAAACTTCTAATCTCAGAAAGATATACGTTTTGTCCAAGTTGTCTGATTTGAGGATTGAAGTATGTAGACACTTTATCCACCACACTTGAAATAACTTGACCTGAGTTTTGAGCAGAATCCAAAACGATTGAGATATCCAAACTTAAATCAATAACCTCAGCAGTGAATATTGAAATGTAATCATTCATCATCCTGTAGTTTGATAAATAATTTGCAATATTTTGTTTCAATGTATTTGATACAATGTTTGTTAACTTACCTGAAGTATCATAAGACAAAATTTGAATTAAGATTTTGTTATCGTTTTCTGTAATTGATACTTTTGCAGGTGCTCCGAATTGAGCTGGCATGTTTCTAATTAACGATTCATAATCTTGAACAGTCACCGCTCTTTTTTGAGCCGCAAAGTTAAATGAAACATAATTTCTAATTTCCTCCAATGATGGTATTCCCGCACCACCAACAGCAGCAGTTACGTTAACACATCTTAAAGAGTTCACAACCGATGAGTTTGTTGTTTCTGAAGGACCATTAACAAAGAAAGAAACCGTACCAATTTGATTAATAACATTTGTTCCCAAGTTTGTTGCTAGCCCACCACCGACTCTATACTGAATAAAAAGTGTTGAGTTAGGTGTTAAAGTCGCCCCTAAAGATAAGTTGTTTGAATATTTTTGTAATTCTAATGTTGTACCTAAAGTTGTAAATTGATTCAATTGGTCTTGAGCGGTATTTGTTCCACCACCAAATGTCATCTTTTTAAATCCTTCAGGTGTATATTCAGTAATAAATCTATCTTGTGTTTGAATGTATTTACCAACTTTGATACCTGGTTGGTCAGAAACTTTTGTAGGGTCTTCAACAAACACCCTATCTTCCGCCAACGCATCTACTTCATACCATCTGTTTTCTAAACCTAAAAATTCGGCAGTTGTTGGTGTGTTTGTATAGCTGGTACCGTTTTTTAACAATACACTTGTGATACCTAAAACATTTTTTTCAGGTAAGAATAATTCAAAGAATGGTTTTACATCATTTGCATTTATAACTCTTTTGAATACTTTGGTGATACCGTTTACAACCACTTCTCTTTTTGTAATTGTATAATTCACCAAAACATTGTTGGCATTAAAATTAGGTATTTTTAATCTATTCGGGAAACCTTGAGCATTGTATGGAGACGCAAAATCAATATCATAAACATTTTCAAAAACAATACCAGCACCTACCACTTGAGAACCTCTTGTCAATGTTCCAAGATATCTTTCATCTTCTTTATCACCATAAGCAGGAACCGTAACTGAGAAATCAACCAAAGCAACTGAAGGTCTTTGACCTGGTAATTTCAAACCATAAGTTCTTGCGATGTTATAAATTGAAGACCTTTGTTGTGCATATTGTAATACGGTTTCCTGAATACTTCTATCAATATTATAATGTAAGTTATCTGCAACCGCAGCATTTAAATCAAGGAATACAGAGAATACCGAAGCGTCATTAAAATCTTGAATTAAATCAGGATAATATGTTTTTGCATAGTTTAAGAGTTCAGTTCTTATTGACTGATAATCCCTACTTGTATATGATATTCTATTATTTGCCATCTTATTTAAATATTGATAATTACAAAATCACTTTGTCCAAAAGTAGAACCATTGGTTGAGTAATCTATTCTTATTTTTGCAGTATATTCTGAAGTTCCTTTACCAGGGAATCTGTAAATTGATGATTCACTACTTCCAACTAAATTTTGACCTGTTGCAATATCAACTTCTTCTTGTGGGTCTGCCGGTGTAATACTTAAACTATTTACTAATAAATTCGGCATAAAGTTTTCAATCGCATCCCTAATATCCGATTCAATTGCATTGAATGTTAGTCCATCAAACGGTTCAAAAAGAAATTCATACAATCTTGTACCAAATTGCGGTAAAAAATATCTTGAACCTTTTCTAGTTAATAACAAATGAATGAGGTCAGCTTTAATTTCTTGTGCTTGAAATTCAGTTAATTCCAAATAATCACCCCTTCTGGAATCCCTAAAGGGGAAATTTAAACCGTATGTTACTCCGTTAGCCATTGTCTATAAATATAGTAGTGTTTCCTTTTTGTACCTTGGGCTCAAATGCACAATGTCTACAATTATTCCCACAACAGTAACCTCTCTTTAAATGAAAATGTTCAGTAAATACATATTTCCCATCCTCAATATAAAAGTCAAAAAGGGAAATATCTTCCCCCTTGTTTGACTCATCAATATTTGTATGTGTTTTATTTAATTTCACAACCTAAAGCTCCGCATGCAATTTCACCACTCAAATCAGTTTCATCACTTAGTTCAATAACTTTACTTAAATCAATTGAGTGAAGTTTCGAGAACAATCTTTCAAATTCTTCTTTGGTACAGTCGGTAAAAGGTGCTTGGATATACGAACCCCCATCATAGGGTAATACAGATAGACCGTTATAAAAATCTCTGTTTTCCCACATCCACTCACCAGCTAATTCCCAATCTTCAGGTTTTAAACTGATTGTTGCAGATACATTGTGACTGTTTGAACCAGTTCTGTGTCCAGGTCTAACCCATTCTTGTGTAATTTTCTTAACACGCTCCAGTAATTGGAAAGGACTTTCACTTCTTAAAATTGCCCCTTCAGGTGCTTTTTGTGGGACTGAAATTACCGCTGTGTCGTGTGGACGGAAAAACTCGTCTTCAACCAATTCAGGGTGATTTGTCGCCAAGTAACTATAAATCGCTTCATTTTTACCTACACGGATTCTACGGATGTAGTAATCATTGTGCCAAGCATGAATACCTGATGAAGTCCCTAAAGTTAACGAAGTTGTCCCCGCAGGTTTAACAGTTGTCATACGAGCAGATTTATTAATACCAATCAATTCAGCAACTCTTGTATTTTCTTCTTTAACCGCCTTTGCAGCTTCTTTCATGTTATAACCTAAAACAACACCTGAACCAATACCAGTCATAGATACACCAATCAAAGCATCTTTTTCTGTTGTTCTTTTCCAAATGTCTCTTAAGTAATGGAAATCAGTGTAACCAGCCTGTAATGTTCCGATGAACGCAGCGGCTTTAACACGAGCATTTAAATCTTCTTGTGATTCAATGTCAGATACATTAACCTCACATAAATTACAGAATTGGTTTGGTCTCAATGCAATTTCACAACAAGGATTTGTTCCCCAATCTTTATCGTTTGTAAAGTAGATACCAGGCTCACCTGCACCTGAAGCCTCAACACGTTTCCATAAATCCAAGAAAAATTCTTTTGTAATTTTATGTCTAACAAGAGCCGCTGAGTTATTAGCTCTACCTCTTTGTGGATTTGTTTCCCACCATGAACCTGATTTACAAGCAATCATTTCGTGGTCATCTGCACTGAATAAAGAAATAAGTGCAGCTCTGCGAATACCTCCCGCCAACACCGCGTCAGCAATATGACAAACCATATCATGAACTTCAATTGGAGTCAATTTTTCACCGTCTTCTTTTGCATCTAACATCCCTTTTAATTTGTGAAGACAATCTTTCAAAGGTTGAGGACCTGGCGCTTTACCACCCGAAGTTACAAGTTGAGCACCTTTTGGTCTGATATCAGAGAAATCAAACTCAGGAGTTGATAAGTTGTCACCAAAGTAAGATTTGAATAATACTTTAATTGCGTCAGCCCATCCTTCAATAGAATCACCAATTAAAAATCTTCTTGTTCTGTTTGGATTTGGTTTTCTAATTTCAGGTAACTTTTCAACATGATGTTTTTGTACTGAGTAACCAACACCTGTTCCACCTAACAATAAGAACATCGCCTCGGCAAATGCATCCAAATGGTCAATAGGTAAGTAAGCACAGTTGTAGATTCTATTTGGAGAAATCTCAATTGGTTTACCACCAAATTGCATTGACCTCATTGAGGGTAATACTTTTTTATCGTATACCATTTGATATACATCTTTAATTTCATCTTTCAATGATGGGTATTTTTTAATATGCATGTTCATATTACGGGTTACCAATTCTTCCCATGTTTCACGTCTGTTTAATTCTGGTACGAACTTTGCGTACTTCATGTAAACTGTTAGGTCTGACAATATCTTTTGTGATGCGTCCATAATTCTTCTTTGTTTATTTTAATTTGTATTATTGTTTTGTTCTCTTTGTTTTCTTTTTTCTAAAAGTTCTTTAACTCTATCACGCTTTCTTTCTTCTTGTTGTTCTTCAAACCCTAAGAAAGTTACAGAACTTTCAGTGTCTATTTCAAGGAGTTCGTTGTTGAACTTGCAGTTCTCAAATACGACCCCATCTTTACCAATACGTGACTTGGTAATTGCTATAGTGGCCAAATTCATTTCTTTTTGTTGTAATGTTTTTGCCACCGATATGATAACATGACCTACCTGAGCTTTCTTAATTGACCCACCCATTTGGTCAGTAGTTACAACCTCAGAAGAGATTGATGACCTGTTACCTTGTGTTGCTGTCCAACCTACCAATGATAACTCATGACACATTGCCTCAAATCCTCTCATTACTGACCCCTCGGCCTTCCACTCATCTTTAGAACTACTTTCAGGTACCACACAATCAATATAGTCCAAAAGAACTAAATCAATTTTTGTTCCGTCAGCAATCATCTTTCTAATTTGATTTTTGATTTGACTCATAGTCATAGTGTCTGAAGGTAATTTTTTTAGAATCAACTCATTTTTCATTGTCTCTTTAATCTCCGTAATTTTACCCATCACAGTTTCTTTATGTTGAACCAAATTATCAGGTTCAATACCAGTCCATAAGGTAAAGTGTTTACGTTGGACAATCTTCGGATTGTCTTCAAAGAAGATTTGTAAAACATTATACCCAAGATTAAATGCCGTGTTAGCAATTTTGGTTAAGATAGTTGTATTATGAGTTAACACATAATCTCTTGTCACATATAGTTCATCAGGATTAGAAACTTTAATACATACTGCTTCCTCATCATGGGAATAAGTTATTGACTTAACATATTTCTGTTCAACATATTTAGTTCTCTTATAATACCTACCAACCTTTCTTAATAATTTAAATGGAACAATATTATTGGCAAACGACATTGTTATTGTATAAGCCAATTGACCTTCTTTTTTCTCCCCATTATAATTATAAGTAGGTATTTTATTGTTAACCCTAGCAGTGCCTCCTAAAGATAATACTAACTCTCTTACATCATTACATAATTGTTCCGATATTGTCGTAAATTGAACAGTTCCTTTTTTGTCAACATACCCATCAGTATCCATTAAACCTTGTAACAAAGCAATTCTAACATCCAATGAATTATAAAGATAATCTTTTGGTATGAATTTATTATTAGATTTTTTATTTAATAAATCGTAAACTTTAAGTCGTTTTTTAATTTCACCTTTTAAGTTTATTGATTTTATACTGTTGGTTTCTGTTCTATAATATTCATTATATGAAGTATGTTCATCTAAATAACTTATAGAATCAAATAATTCATCATCTTTAGTACTTATACGGACACCACTATCACATATACTACCATCACCCAATAATAATCCAATTAAATATGGGTCTATTAACACTTCTCTTTTTTCAAAACCCACAGGACTTACCACAGGTAATCTATAATTATAACGACCTCTCTTTTTAATGTCATTCATCATGTCCAAAGTTTTTACAACTTTATAACCAAAGTTTGGTCTATATATTGACTTACCACCCTTACCTCTTGTCTTAGAAGTTCTCATATTAAGTGTATTAACACTCCAAAGATGTTCTTCATCACAATTTACAAAAGTATCATCAGTAAATTCTACTTTATAAATCGGTCTTACACCTTGTGGATATACACCCAACACATATTGTTCTTTACCATCACTACCAACAACTTTATCCCCAATCTTAATATCACCCATCGTCACCCATCCTGTTGGCATTAAAACCGGTTCAGAATACGGCAAAGATTTTCCAACCCCCGTAGGAGCCAATATAACACCTATCTCACCCTTTGCAAGACCACCCTTAAGTAATCTGTCAATTCCTGGTATTCCGATTGGAATTGGGTGTCTAAAATCCTCGTCTAATACCGTATCAAGGTTAGAAAATATATCGGTTGTACCCATATCTCTTTCTCCAACTTGTAACGCCAAACGAATTAATCCCTCAACTTTATCATAAGATTCAAAATCACCTTCAGTGATAATCTTTTGAGATTTGTCCATCGCTTTTTGAAGTTCTTGTTGTTTACAAAACTTCAAAGCCTTTTCTTGAACAAATTGAGTTCCTTCAAATGGTGCGTCTTTGATTTGTGAAATAGTGTCAAGAACGATTTTAGCAACCAATTCTTGTGAGATTTCGGATTTGACGATTTGCTCAAGAGTATCAAAGTTAGGGGTTGACTGATATTTCGCATGGTACTCCTTTGTCATCTGTAGGATGATTTTAAAGTACTTGTTGTCAAAATAAACACTTTCAATTACATCCATAATTGATGTTGAAAATTCTTTATCTACAATAAGTTGGTTTAATAATTGTATTTGAAATGTGTTCCCTAAATAATCAAAATTCTTGTTCATATATCGTTTTTGTAATCCCTTGT